TAAAAAACCGCCCCCCCTTCGCTGAATTGCATGGTGTGCATAGTGATTGAAGGTTGAATTCGTCATCTGTGCCGTTCATGCTTCTAGGCACAATATGATCAACTGAATTGGCTTCTGCACCACAATGCTGGCATGTGTACCCGTCACGTTGCAGTATGCGTTCCCTAATCTTTCGCCATTTGGTTGTTGAACCATTGTTCTTCAATGCACTGCTCATCAGTACCAATTCCTTTTCTGATGAAATGCCCAGGCTTTGCATGGGGTTTGATAACGCTTGCTTATGTAGTTAAGCGTAGCGTTTATCTGTCTATATGGGTCAAGATCGCGATACCAGGTTGATCGCATTTGGCCTAAGCCATAGTGCGACCCATTGCGTGCAGTATGTGACCAACGTGATTCTTTGTAAATGATCTTATGGAAACATTGAAATTCAGCATAAACCAGAATCCTGGAATGTGCGTACAACTTCAAATGGTCTTTTGAATAATTAGCAGCTGAGGCAGAACCAGCCCCTTGCACTGCGATTAAGGCTGAAGCGATTAACACCAGCCATTTTTTTATTTTTTTATCTTTATCTTTAAATACTGAAAGATATTCATTCTGGTCAAGGGTAGGTAGTCCCTGTGTCGGTTGTATGCGTCCAGCGTACACCCCCCGCGCAAGCCGTTTACGCTCAAGAAATGCCAATCCATTTATAACGGTTTTATAACGATTTGATAACGTTTCGTTATAATTGGTTTTGCACACTGTGGGTCTGGCCTGTGGATAACTCATTGATGACCCCAACCAGTACCCTTAAACGATACCCCTGGCGCTGAGAACAACCGCGTCATGGGTTGTCCACAACATTGGGCTGATCGTTCCTCGTCGAATGATCTATCCACCTCAACACGGATTTTACACACTGAACATTCAAACTCATAGATTGGCATTGGAATCCCCTATCAGTGCAACCCCCATGACTTCGCACTTGGTGCATTGAATTACTTCGACACCAGGTGGAAGGTTGTCCGTCACTTTGTGAATTAACTGAACCGTGATCTTTTTGCATTTTCGGCATTCAAACTCAGTTTTGTCCATAAGTAGTTTTCCTCAGGTTTTCGATCGGCTGAAGGTTAATCTGGGTTACCCACCAATTTGGCTGGGTTGATGACCTATAACGGTCTTTCTGTGCCATTGCAATGGGTATCCAGCCCGCAATGACGTAACGCGGTGATTTGCCAGTTACCAAAATGGCCACGTCGGTTGGTCGATCGTACTCATGGACGATCAGCTGCCCGCCGTCGTATTTTGTCCACCTGACTTCGAACCTGTGCCCTACGTCGGCCTTCACTTTACCTTTTTGCTCAAATGGGTCGAATTCAAGTTCCAGGTATTTGGCCACAACCCATTCACTGCCAATGCTTTCGGCGTCCTGTGCAATAAGTTCGTGAAACGATTTATCTTTAGAATAATTGGTGTCACGGGTTTCCCAATAATTTGGGTTGCCCCTGGCCAAATGAATTGCGGCTTCATGGCAAGTAAATTGTTCTTCTTTGCTCAATACCATTCTCATCTACATGCCCCGCAAAACCACAACACGGCTTCGCCCGAATACCCCCGCTGATAACCAAAGTCATCAAGCCTGGCAAGTTGTGAGCATTTGTCGCACTGCTCCAATTTGTATTCTGTGACTATTTCGCCGTCTTGAATGACCTTGCAAATTCTGGTCTTGGGATTGATAAGTTCAATGTAATCGCTCATAGTTGTGGCTTCCATTTTCCGTCGCTGGCGAGAACGTACCAACGTGGTGGGCACTGGGTTGCTTTGCTGCGTTGGGTGCAGAAATAACCGCCCCAACTCTTAGGCGCCCCGTCATGTGACTGTTTCCAGATCATGTGACCGTGTGCGCACATTGGCGCTTCGGCGACCAATTCACCGCCCAGTTGTTTTGCAATTTCACCCAGGCTTGACGCTAGGGGTGTTGCAATTGGCTTGTGGTCTTCGAATTTGGTTGACCAGTAATCTGGTTGGGCTTCAGGTTGTGGCTTAACCGCTGCCGCCCGTTCGACCTGCTCCATAACTTCTTTGGTCGTGCGTTCGGCGCCACCCATGACCAGTTGTTGCACCCGCATAATCGCTGACGTCACCGAATCTTCTACAAACCAGCGGCGCATGTTGGGCTGATAGGCAGCCTGGTACCCGTAGGCATAATCGACACCAGCTGCCAAAACGTCGTCATGATTTCTAAATGCTTTCGCTTCAACCAGGACGTAACCCTTCTCAGCGCTGAATTCAACAATTCGCGTTTCAATGCGTCCTGTTGGATAAGTTTTAATCCAGCGTTCTAGTCGTTCGCGACTTGCCTCATAATTGTCTAGGAATCCCATTAGCGTTGGCGCTCCTGTTGTCTTCCAATGGCCATTCCAGTTGATCGGCCTGCATGGTAGCCAACTGATTTGCCGTCACGATAGCCCATTGAATAAATAATGGTGCTAATGGTTAATTGTCCGATAATGACAAAACCAATGATTTGTTCCATTGTCATTTTGAATTCTCCCGATTCTAGGTGGTAACTGCTACCACCTGAGATCAGGGTGACGCATGATTGGCGCGCGGTCAAGAACCTTGCGTGTTTGTCGGCGTGTCCGTTGGCTTCGACTTGGATTTCAGCCCATTACCCGCCAGTACGCCACCCAATGAACCAGTCAGGAAAATGGCCAGGGTTTTCAATAGATCAATAAATGCTGCGTCGTTGGGCGCCTGGGCGCCGATTGGCTGGGTCACGAATATAAGCGCATAAGTTATCCCAACCGTAACAACCAAAAAAACCAATGCCAGGGTCGAACCAATAATCAAAATCAGTTGGGCGTGGACGTCCTCAGGGGTGCGGCGTCGGTACGGTCTTTGTAAACTCTTTTCCAATGATGTCGTCAGTGCAAGTTCCAGTAGTGACGCACTGCGGTTTCTGGCATTCTGGGTTTTCCCAGTTTTTGAATTCCTGGCATTCATAACGTGTCCACCCCTGATACCCGCAAGCGGTCAGGGTTAGTGCAAGTGCCCAGACCAACCCTGCCGCCGCGAATCTGCGGTTCACTTCCCCGTTGAACCGAAGGCTTTGTCGTTTGGATTAAGCCAGCGCAAAATCACTGGCGCAACCGCTGCAACCCCTGCCATTGCGAGGGTTTTTGGGTCTGTCACACCTGCCATGTATAAGGCGAGCGCTGCCGCCATGAATGATCGTGCCCAGGAAGCTGCTAGGGCTTTGGCTTGTTCCATTTGGTTTTCTCCTTTTTTGGTTTATCTGCCGTTTTTGGCATTTCAACACTAGGAAATTCTCCCTTGTAAGGCGTGAATTTAGGAATACCAAAACCGACGATTTCTTTACCTTCACCAAATCCCCGGACTTTGATCATCACCATTCCACCATTGCGCTGATCGCCAGTGCCACTTGTGTTGCCTTCAATCGTTAAACATGTTTTATTGTCAATTAATCCAACAACAATTCCAATGTGTGAAATGCGGTCAACGCCGTCATGTGGAAAATCCATGAACGCCAAATATCCTAATTGAGGAATGTTTGACCAACGGTTGATTTCCTTAAATTTATGGGCGCCAACTGCAGTACTTACCACTGAATGAATTTTAATCCCTGCCTGTGCAGCGCACCAATTGACGAAACTGCCGCACCAAGGCAACCCGTCGGCTTTTGTAAATTTGCCGTATTTAGTCAGGTTGTCCCCTTCTTCAATTGTGCCGACTTCAGCTGCCGCAATTTCGATCAAGCGCGCATTTGTTCCATTAGGAAAAGACATTGTGTTCCTCGTTTCCGCATTCCCAGCGTTTCATTTCGGTCAATGTCAATTCTTCGTGACCGCATTCTGGCATTGGTGCAATGAACGCGTCGTCGATTGGGTCGTATGTGTAACCAATTCCAGCAAAATTGAATCTGATCTGACTATTGTATGAAGTACGTTTGCAGGTTTGACCTCGAAAATTTCCGTACCAAATTTCAGGATATAAACCTTCGATTAGTTCTGTTTCATCAATGCCAACAATGACTTCAGTAACGATATTGGAATCATCTAAGAATGCGTAATGTGCCATTATGCCCAGCTCACATTCCCAGTGCCAGCAGTAATGGTAGTGACCTTAAATCCACCTGAAGGCGAACCTGTTGTTCCAGTTAAGCCTGCTCCAATTGTTATCGTTCGACTGTCAGGATATTTTAAAAATACGACCCCTGAACCACCATTGAAACCGTCGTCATTTGGAGCAACTGCCGTGCCAGCACCACCACCGCCGCCTGTGTTCACTGTTCCTGCGCCGCCTGCACCTGAAGAACTTCCAGAACCATTACCACCACCGCCATTGCCAGTGCCACCTGTTCCAGTGCCAGTTGAATAACCATTACCGCCGCCGCCGCCGCCTCGACTGACTGATGAACCTGTGACTGATGAAGAAACGCCAAGACCACCAGCACCACC